GAGATATACCTATTGATGCAGATAGATTACAACAATCAGGTAATTTAGTTATAGGTCAAGAGTCAATTAATGCTCCAGCAGGTGCATTATTTGTAAGAGGTATACAAGTTTATGATTCTAACTCTGCTATAACAGGTGCTAATACTTGGTTAGAAAAAAAAGATGTAACTTATTTACAAGAATATGTGTCTTCAACAGCTTCTGATAAAAGAGGTAAACCTAAATACTATTCTATGTATGGTGGAGCGACTGGAGATACTGATACTACATCAGGAAGAATGTTCCTTGCACCAGTCCCTGATGATACCTACAAATTTAGAGTGCATTACAATAAAATGCCAGCCACTTTAGAGACTGGAAATGCTACAAACTATATAAGTATGAACTTTCCAAATGGTCTATTATATTGTTGTCTATCTGAAACTTATGGTTTTTTAAAAGGCCCAATAGACATGTTGACACTATATGAAAATAAGTATAAACAAGAGGTACAAAAGTTTGCTAACGAACAAGTTGGTAGAAGACGAAGAGATGACTACACAGATGGCGCTATTCGAATACCAGTAAAATCAGCAAACCCATAGGAGATATAAATTATGGCAATATCATCAGCAGTTTGTAACAGCTTTAAACAAGAAATTTTAGTTGCTACACACAACTTTACAGCATCAAGTGGCGATACTTTTAAAATTGCATTATTTACAAGTGATGCATCTTTAGGTGCAGGCACTACAGCTTACGGTACATCAAACGAAATTTCAAACACATCAGGATCTGCATATTCTGCAGGTGGTGCAACATTAACAAGTGTTACTCCAGCTTTATCTGGATCAACTGCAGTTTGTGATTTTTCAGACGTAAGTTATACTTCTGCTTCTTTCACAGCTAATGGTGCATTAATTTATAATGACGATAAATCTGATAAGGCTGTCGCTGTTATCGCATTTGGTGGTGACAAAACAGTTTCTTCTGGAACATTTACAATTCAATTTCCAACAGCAGACGCAAGTAACGCAATCATTCGTATAGCGTAAGGAGGACTTCCTTATGGCTTCTACCTGGGGTAATAACACTTGGGGATCAAACGAGTGGCAGGATGATGTAATTACAGTTACTTTATCCGGACAATCATTAACATCAAACGTAGGTTCATCTACTGAAGCTTTCAATGAAGAAGGTTGGGGTAGATTAAATTACGGTGTAGCTGATTGGGGTGAAGGAGCAAATGAAACTATTTCTGTTGGAGGTCTAGCTGTTACTTCATCTACAGGGTCTATAACAACTGGTATAGGTGTTTTGTTAGAGATGATTGGTTCAAATCATTCTTTAACTTCTAGTGTAGGTAGTCCACAAATTGATGGTGAAATAGGTGTACCATTAACAGGAGTATCTGCAGATTTCGCAACTCCAACATTATCTTATGTTGGAACTTTAGTTGGTTGGGGTAGAGATGCTTGGGGTGATAATTCTTGGGGAGAATCTCCTAATCAAGTTATTCCTTTAGTAGGTCAAGAAATGACATCTAGTGTAGATGCACCTACTTTAGAATTTGCATATGAATTATCTGGTCAAGAAGCAACTACAAGTGTTGGAAGTGTTAGTTTTGTAATTAGTCCTACCATTTCTATTTCTGGGCAAGCAGCTACTTCTGATGAAGGACTTTTAGGTTTAGCTTTTGGTACCAGCACTGAACCAATAACAGGAGTAGCTTCAACTTCTTCTTTAGGTACAGCAGGTTTAAATTTTGGTGTAAGCACTGAGCCAATAACAGGAGTATCAGTAACAACAGGTGTTGGAGAAATTACAATTGCTTCTGTTGAATTAATAAATGTAACAGGTGTATCTGCAACATCAGGAGTGGGATCAATTTCTCTAGAATTTACTTATGAATTATCAGGTCAATCTTCTACTTCTGCTGTAGGATCTATTACACCTACAGATGTAGTACAAGGGTTAGTGTTAGATCAGCTTACATCTACGGTAGGTTTACTTGGAATAGAAGCTTACGCAAACATTGACACAGGATCAAATACATCATATACAAGTGTTGCAGCAGGATCAAATAGTAGTTATTCTAATGTTGCAACAGGATCAAATACAAGTTATAGTGACGTCGCATAGGAGATAAAATTTATGGCATCAACATACACACCTCTAGGTATAGAGCTTCAAGCAACCGGTGAAAATGCTGGAACTTGGGGAACAAAAACAAATACTAATTTAAGTATCATTGAACAAATTTCTGGTGGTTATTCTGCTCAATCAATAGCAGGTGGTGCACAAACTACAGCTCTTTCAGTTTCTGATGGATCAACTGGTGCTGTAATGTCTCACAGAATGATCGAATTTACAGGAACTATTTCTGGTAATCAAATAGTAACTATTCCTTTAGATGCACAAAATTTTTATTTTTTAAGAAATTCAACATCAGGATCACACACAGTACAATTTAAATATGTTTCTGGATCAGGAGACTCATTTACTTTTGCAGCAGGAGATAAAGGTGATGCTCTTATATTTGCTACAGCAAATGATGGAACTAACCCAGATATTTATACTTTAGGTTTTGGTGATGGTGATGTAACTCTTACTGGAACACAAACTTTAACAAACAAAACTTTAACATCACCTAAAATTGGAACTTCAATTTTAGATACTAATGGAAACGAACTTGCAAAAGTTACAGCAACAGGTTCAGCAGTAAATGAATTTACTTTAGCAAATGCTGCAACAGGAGATGACCCTACATTATCTGCAACAGGTGGTGATTCAAATATAGATATAGCTATCAAACCAAAAGGTACAGGCGAAACTGTTTTTGGAACTGGAGCAGCTGATGCTACTCTTTCATCTAGTGGTGCACATAATTTAATATTAGACACAAACTCTGGTACAAACTCTGGGGTTATCACTATTGTAGATGGAGCTAACGGAAATATAACAATAACACCAAATGGATCAGGAAATATTGTCTTAGATGGCCTTACTTTTCCTAATGCAGACGGATCGGCAAATCAGGCTTTAACTACTAATGGTTCTGGAACTTTGAGTTTTGCTCAAGCTGGAATTACTACAGGAAAAGCTATTGCAATGGCAATCGTATTCGGTTAAAAGAAGGAAGGAAAATAAAAAATTATGGCAAATCCAAATATAGTATCAGTATCAAGTATTAAAGGTGAATCGTTAGGATATAACTTAACGTCCACTACAACTACAACTTTATTAACTGTATCCGCAGATAAAATTCTTAAAGTAAACAGAATTACAGCTGCAAATGTTGATGGTTCAAGTGCAGCAGATTTATCTATATCAATTGTTAAAGCAAATTTTACACCAGACGGTGTTGCAAACTTTGATGCATCTGGAACTTTCTTTTTAGCAAAAACTATTTCAGTTCCTGCAGACTCAACACTAGAAGTCTTAGGTCAAGGTTCAGCAATTTATTTAATGGAAGGCGATGTCTTAAAAGGTGGTGCGAATGCAGCATCTGATTTAGATTTAGTAATTTCGTACGAATCTATAGACGACGCATAGGAGGGTAAAGACTAATGTCAGTTTCTAACGGAGGTGTCATTGGGCCTAGTAACGTACCTAACTTAACCCCAGCGGTACCTGCAGTCCCAGCTCAATCAGAAGTAATAGCAAATTTTACTTCTCCCGGAACACATACTACTCAACCTAGAACTACAGCTATAAGTTTATTTCTTATAGGTGGTGGAGCTGGTGGAGGTTCTAACGTTGGTGGCGGTGGTGGAGCCGGTGGCGTAGTTTTTATTGATGATAATTCTTTTCCAGTATCAGGAGGAACAGGCTATCCAGTATCAATTGGTGGTTCTGGATCTGGACCTGCACCTACAGGTGGAGGATCTAAAGGAAACAATGGATCGGATACTACAGGTTTTGGATTAACTGCTAAAGGTGGCGGTGCTGGAGCATCAGCAAACTCTGTTGGTGGAAACCCAGGAGGATCTGGTGGAAATGGTGGTGGCGGAAACGGACCTCCAGCTTCTGGTGGATCTACAACACAACCTGGACAGCCTGGAGTTTCTGGATCAGCTGGTTTAGGAAATGCTGGAGGACCTAAACCTCCTGCAACACAATCTAATAATGGTGGCGGCGGAGGTGGCGGCGGTGCCGGAAGTGCTGGCTCACCTTCTTCAAGTAATGGAAATGGAACAAGTGGAGGAAGTGGAAGAAGTTTTTCTCCAATAGTTGGTTCTGGATCGTATGC